CCAGTCTGTGCAGCTGAAGCAGTCACAGCGATAGTGCCAGTTGCAGCAGTAATGGTGATGCCACCGCTAGGAGATGTCAAAGATAGGTCAGTTGTCGAGTCTGCATAGGTGTCACGGATCTGCAAGGCTGCTGTGTAACCTGTGAGGTTAATGGCTGTGCCTGCTGAGTCCTTATAGACAAAGGTTACAAACCAATTAGACCCTTGATCTATTACAAAGTTATTAGTTGCCGCTGTCATGTGTGCCTCCTAGCATAGGTATCTGAAAAAAAGAACNATCATTGTCANCCTCTTTNTTAAACGAGACATGAACATGGTGATTGTGTTTGTTAGCCCCNTTGTAGGTGCGCCACTTCCAAGCGAGTAACCCACTTGCAATCCTGCCATCAAAGATGATGTAACTAATTCTTTTTCCTTCACGCTTTGCATAGAGTCGAATCTCATCTGCAAGATCGGGCATAATGTCTGGCTTGGCTTGTCCTGATAGATCACGGTCAATGTCGATGGCACGAACCCATCCTTGAGCATCTGGAATATGATCAGACTTCCCAGCACGCATGTGCCGTAGATCTGCGATCCAACCGTCACTCTTACGGTCACGCTGGATAAAGCAGTCATCAATCTGTTCTCTCAGCTGTGAGGCTGATTTACTCAGGCGCGGCTTCATGTGGGAAGAAAACCCCTCCATCAACGCCATTGGAATAATCCCAACCATCTGTGTAGTCGATGTACTTGCCGGGATTATTTTTCATGTCCTCAGCATCAACATCAACTACGATGTTAATAACTTTGTTATCTTCAATAATTGCGTATGGCATTAGTTGCTCCAGTATTCGATCTCGATCTTGCCTGCTCCACCTGCGCCACCGCTAAGGCTTGATGAGCCACCACCATTGCCGCCATTACCAGTTGACATTCCAACTGATCCAGCAGTGCCAGCATTACCGCCAGTGTTACCTGCATTGCCTCCAGTTGCACTTGTTGCACCTGTGAATGATGTAGTGCCACCTGCTGCGCCTGTGCCTCCACCTGCTCCGATTGCGTAAACAATAGATGCTCCTGGAGTAGTAGTAAGGCTCGTCGAGATTACTTGTCCACCATGACCTTGATTACCAGTAACAGCAGTCGTGCTTATAGTTACTCCAGAACCGCCCCCACCGCCCCCACCAAACAAGGTAGCGACGATGTTAGTTACCCCTGCTGGGACTGTGTAAGAAGTGCCCGAAGTTAGAGTTACGACATTGCGTTTAGCAACAGTAGATGCTGGAACTTGTGATGCACCCATTATGCAATCTCCATTCCAGAGATGTGGAAGTTCACAGCTGCGTTAGATGCTCCACCCTTAATTGTCTTAGTTGTTGCCAATGCCTGCTTAAGGTCAATGTACACAGTTGAGTTGCCTGCAATAGTCGTTGCTGTGTGGATAGCAATGTCATCTAGTGCCATTGTGAATGTGTAAGAAGTTGCAGATGTGTTAGTCACCACGATGTTAGTCACGATCGTAGTGGTGCTGGCTGGCACTGTGTACAGCAGCGTTGTGGTTGTTGTTGTTGCTGCCCCACGAAATAAGGCTTTAGCTGTATTGGCCATTAGTATGCTCCCATAGTCTGTGCAATGAAGTTATCTTGGACTGTTACATCCGCATCCGAACCTAGTGTCCGAATGGCTAAAGCACCATTCTTGACTAGGTCTGTGTTGTCAGGAGTATCCCAACCCCAATAAGTAGTCGTTGCCATTATACCAGTGCTCCATTCGCATCTTGCCATATAAGTGTAGCATTTACATCATTCCAAACCATTGTGTCAGGTGTGACTGTAGCCCACTGTGGCGGCACAATGGAGAACTCAACAGGGCTTGCATAGATCTTTAGGTCAACCCTTGAAGGTGTTGCACTCATAGTCCAGCCTTCAACAAAGCCACCGAACTCACCATTGAGCATATTGGTTGGCAGGTTAGTTAGAAGGATTGGCTCACCGAAGAATAGGTTGATTAGGTTATCTCTCATGGCATCTGGCAAGTTAGGATCATCAAGCCTGAAAGTGACTGAATCTAATTGAGTCCGAGGATCAGCTCTAAGGGCTAACTCTCTAGTCAAAATGTCTGTCATGTCTGCTGTGTGCTTTATATTAGATTGAAACTTCTTAGCAAACAGGCCATAAGTAGCAATGGAGGTAGCATCATCATCTGTCAGGTTAGAAGCATAATTATTATTGTAATCAACCGAAAGAGAATTGCGGATCTTGCCGATCTGTAGGATTGACCTAATGCTGGAAGGATAGGCATAGTTGGCATCTAGGTCTGTGTATCCATTAGCATCAAGATAGACAGTGCGATGATCTGCATCTGCAAAACAGACTCGACCTTGCTTGTCCTCGTAAATCTGCCCAATGCCACTGTCTGCAATAAGAGTCACAATGTCTGACATAACTATTGGATCAGCATTACGAGCGATCATCTCGTATCCGCCTGCATCAACTTCACCTGTAGTCAAGGATGTAAGGCTTGCGAAGATGTCTGCAAGTTGTGCGCCATCTAAGTCCTGAGTCAGCGCACCCGTCCAGAGAGCCTTAGGTAATTTAGCCAGTTGACCAACAGCCAAGACAGAGCCGATAGTTAAGAATCCTGTCTCATCTGGAGTACGAGCTGAGATGGAGAAGTCTGAAACCTCGCCACCGAATACATCCACATAAGTGCCAGTTGAATCTTTGACCTCTAGCTTGAGTGCATCTGTCACATCTATGTCAAAGGCAGTAGTGCCTGTGTTGACTATGTCCATGCGAGCATAGCCAGCCTGACATTGTCGGTCAATGTCTATTCGACCTACAGTAAGGTTAACCTGTTGCACATTGTTATAAACAGTAGTGCCAACAGTGATGCGCCAATCTGGATCCCATGTCATATAGCCAGCAGCCCACCTGTGCCACGGTAAGTTGACTGTCTTAAAGTATCTTCTATAACTCTAGCGATGGCTTCTGGATCACCCACGCCTGCATTGACTGTCACATTGACGGAGCCGCCGCCCATTGCTGCTGCGCCTTGTGCTGCATAGCGCGCACCTGATAAAGCCTCTGAAGTTGGTAAACCTGCTTCAATGCCCTGTGCGAAAGATGTCATTGCAATAGGATTGGTAAAAACAACCCCTGTTAATTCTCTGACTTTTGCTATTAAAGATTCGACGCTTGTAGCAGCGTTGAGAGCACCACTATTAAATGTACTAAAAGGATCACTAACTTTAAGCGCATCGCGCAGTTCAATAGTCTTCTTCTGTGCTTCATCTAAAAGTTTTGTGTATTTCTCGATGTTGCTAATGTTCTCTTCTTCAATAGCCTTCATAAGCAATAAGCGAACACGATCTTCTTCTGAGATCTTGCCCTTGAGTGCTGCCTCAATCTGGATCTTCTGTAGGTCAAAGATAGCCTTAGCCTTAGATAGTTTAAGAGAGTCTTTAGATACCTTTAGATTTTCCTTAGCAGTCTTAGCTTGATCTTTAGTAATCTTTGTAGATTGCTGAGATTGACCCGAGATGGTCATTGGTGTAGTAAATGGCTTAGATGCAGACTGCTTGCCTAATCCTCTTAGGATTTCAAGGTAAGAGCCTACAATCGGAATCATGCCAATATTAAAATTGCCAACTCCAGGAAGTGCTTGTAACTTCTGTGTTAGTACGCCAATACCTCGAATAACATCTGCTGTGTAAAGAGCTGCATCCTCCATAGAATTAGCAAGATCATCAACAGAGTTTTGATCTCCTAAACCTTTAAGCGCATCAATTAAGCCAGTGCCAATAATCTCAGAAGCATTGGCTGAGGCAACGCTTAACTTATCGATTGAACCCTGAAAGGTATTAGCAGCAGCTGTTGCTGATCCTTTGAAGGTAGTGCCTAACTGATCTACGATTTCCTCGAAAGATTTAGTCTTAAGGTCTGCCTTTGAGATGCCTACTCCAAGGCGTGTAAGGGCTGTGTTATTACCTAAGTATGCACGACTTAACGCTGTAGTTACTGCGCCTAAATCTTTCCCAGTCGCAGCACTAATATCTAAACCAAGATTAAGCAGTTTCTGGCTTGTCGCTGTGTCACGAGTAGCAATAGCCAGTATCTGATAAGCAGGTCTTAACTTATCATCGATAATACCAAATTCGCTTTGTAGTCTCTGGATGTAATTCTCAGAGCTTGCTGCATCTCTGCCAAGTCCAACATTCTGGAGAGCCAAAGCTAATTGTTGCTGTGCCTTCTGATCGGCCGCTGCTGCTTTGATTGATGCTTTACCGAAGGCTATAACTTGGGCAGTACCGAAAGCCAGACCGAAAGTTTTAGCAAGTTGCTTAACATTCTTTGTAAGTTTTTCAGTAGATGTCTCGGCTTGCTTAAATGCCTTTTTGCCTGTGAACTCCGCTGCGATGTCAATAAATACATTAGCCATGAGTTACGCCTTTGCTCTTTGATTTAGTTTGTCAGCTGCACCCTGAATAGCCTTAAGGACTGCATCTCTAGCCTTACCATTGTTCTCATCGTATGCGCGGAACAAGGCGCGGCCTTCCATCTTCTTATCGCCCTTCATCTGAGATGAATACTTAGAATTTTGATTTTGTACAAAGCGACTCTGTGGGGTCTTGCGCCCCATAGTTTCATAGATCGCTCCAGCGGCTGTTTTATTAAACACGCGAGCTAAAGATCTAAAGCCGCTTCGGTTAGGCTTTGAGGGTGTTGTTTTATAACTAATCCCGGCCTTTACAAGTCGAGCATTGTAAGCAGGAAATCTAGACTGAGAGTTTTCTCGCGCTATCCATCCGCTAAGCACTTGACCATCATCTGGTAGATATCCTCTAGCAGCCCGTGTAATAGGCTTTAAGGCTGCCCCAATCTCTTTGGGTAATGCCTTGGCTAAATCAGGGCTGAACTGGCGTAAAGACTTGCGAAGCTTAACTGCGCCCTTTACGCTTGCTGGCATCGCTTATCTCCTTCGCTTCATCTTTGAGACCCTGTAACAAAGCCTCAAGCATTGTTGGATCTAGCTCTAATAAGTGCTGTGGCGCAATCTGCAACCTAATGCTCAAGCGAGCAATTAGATAGGTGAATGGAAGATCGCGCTTTAAGCTAAAGGGTCTGAATCAAGCACCTCGACACTTTTTAGTGTCTCAATGAAATCCATACCAAAAGGCTTAACAGTTTCACCTGACCTGCGAGTGACTTCCCAAGCTAACCAATAAACATCCGACTGCTTTTCCTCATCGCGAAAAGCCTTGTGGAAACCCTTTTTAGCATACTGCTCAAATGAGTACTCCACTGCTGGAGTGATCTCGCCTTCTAATACGCTTCCATCTTGTCGTACTATCTTTAGTCTTGCCATGGTTTGCCCCTTTGTTAGTTGTTTAGAATGTGCCTGATGTTGCTACTGCAACTGTTGAGTTAGCAGTAAATGTGATGCTCTGAGTGCCGATGTCACCAACAGCACCATTGATGTCTGTTGTGTTATTGACTAGCAATGAAACTGTGTACAAAGGGTTTGTAGCAGATACTGCTGTTCCCTTTGTCTGTAGAAATACTGCTGTGACTGTTGTTCCCCATGCAGCCTGAAGTGTCGCTAGGACATTTGTTGCGGCTGTGTCATTAAGGAAGTCGATTGTGACAGTAGATGATTCCAAGCCCTTAACGAACTTGTGTGCTGTGTCACCCATTGCAGTAACTTCTAGCTCATCGAATACGCGGTTGATTGTTACTGCTGTGACATGGTCTGAAAGATCAACAGAGTTAATCTTCACGCCCACATTGTTATTTAGAAATACAGCCATGAGATTATTCCTCTTCTTTCTTT